ATGGGTTACACTCAATCGGATGGGCAACGGTTTCACTAGGGACAACCTCAGTTGACCAATACTCATTAAGTAATTCAACCTTGGTTGCGGGCGCGATGTCGGACGCTCTATAAGATGTCTGCAACATTACGCTACCCAATGCATTGTTTGTGCTACTAACTGCATTCCCACTTGTTGGAATATAGTGGAACACCATGCCTCTAATGCGATATTGTTGGAACTGTTGTGCGATGTTAGCCAACCATGGAAATGTCTTATCCATACCAGGGTTGATTGGCAACACCTGCTGAACCTGAAAGGTCGTTGTACCTCGAACCTCACATAGGAACTCCCTGTGACGAATGGTCACAGTCTGGCCGTCTTTATGCATAGCTGGAATACTACCGCTAGCCTTAAGTGAAGACACTAAAGAATTCTGTGAAACCTCGTAATCCCCACTACCTAACCAACGGCTCAATGCTGCACCCAGGCTGCTACCAGTTGCAGCACCAGCTGTGGGCATTCCTATTAGTGATCCAACTGCTCCACCACCAAGCCCGCCAAGACTGCGTAATGCAGCCCCAAGGCGAGTTAACTCTTTCTTTTGTTTTGCACTCTTTTTGCGTGGTTGCACAACCACTCTTGTCTGTTTATTTTTAGCCATGACGTATACTTCAAATTTGGAAACTATACATCATGAGGGTCTGGAAAGTCGATATTGACTTCATGGTCGTCCAAAACGACGCCATGAATGCTAGAAAAATACCGCTCCAGACCCATCTGCTCAATAGGTGTTATCCCCGTAGCGATCCAGTATGAATACCTAGACGCATCACTAACTGGTCGATACCTCGCCTCCATGCCTCTAGCAAGCACTCGGGCCCCACATTCCATGTAGGTTGCTTCGGATATTTTACTCGGAAGGCCAACACGCATATAGCATGCATAGACCTCCTGCAGGAGGGGCAGGCCACCACAAAGGGCCAACCCGCACTCTCCAACACTGTACATCCATTTTCGCAGCAATTTAACAGACTCAAAGGGAATTAGCGACATTGAGTCCTTCATAAGAGAGGGTCGAGTTCGGCGAACCATGCGCCAACTCTCCCCATCGAATATAGGATTCATTTGACAAAACTCGAGTCTTTCAAGCTCATACACAGCCTCCTCCACCTCAAGCCTAAACCCAAAACTTTGAAAGTGGTCGACTATGCCGTCAATTGACCTAACATCCTTTTTCTCCATTATCACTCCACAATCATCGCCATTGTTGATGAACTTACACTTAATTCCATTAGCTTTAACAAAGGAATAAACAATTGCACAAGCCAGTATGCAGTTGCCAAGCCCTGTGTTCATGTCACCGGACATTCTGCGACCATGCACGTCGTATTTAATTTTACCATCATCGCAGAAACCGACCCCGTAGTTATGTAACTGCATTTTTAGCAAACGACATAACTCCGAGTCGTACTCATACAATGTCTTATAGATAGAATGCTCCCACTGGAGGGCATCCGTACTAACATGCATGTCAAACCTCACGGCATCAAACCCGACAAAGCATGGATCATCCATACTATGCCATAGTTCGGCTATTTTCTCCCCTAATTCACCAACATTGAACCCCTTTGACACCACAAACTCTTGGTTAAAAACACGGGCTATAGCCAAGTACAACCGGTGTTCAATGTGTTTCAAGTATACCCCCAACCCAATGTTATAGACTGGAGTACGCGGCTGGATGGCTCTAGGAGCCCCAGCTTTAACCTTTTCAGCCTTAACAAAGGAACGAAGTCTAGCATGTTTCTTATTAACTCCTCCGTAGTACTCCTCCAATGCATTCTCATAAATGGTTCTTCGCCGTCCTTTATAACAGTCAACAAACTCCTCTGGAGTGAGACTGGAGGGCTTGGTCCCAAAGGCCCCTACTAGCCTTTTCTTGAATGCTAAGAGAGTCTTAAACCTCCCCTTCTGAGGCACTAACGGCTCCATAACTACTCCATGCTTTACACAATAAAACACACGTTCCAAGATGCTTGTGGCAAGTGTTTGCACACTTCTACCATTCACCAGCAAGTTACGCTCGCCCAACGCGACGCCACCAATGACGCCGTATGAACGAGCAACAACTGCCCTGCCGTTCACCTTGACCTGGACTTTACCATGTTGAATAGTGCTACTCACATCACGTGCTACGACATTCCGATAAGTGAGCACACCCAACCCAGGTCCGTGACCGACTGGGCCCCCCTATTTCATTTCGACTGAGAGGGCCCTAATACGTTTCCGCTTGCGTCTCCAAAGGCGACGCCATATGCGTTGTATTAACCCCAACTCAGCGAGTTCAAGCTCCTCACTCATGCAATCAATTTCGTCTTCCAACGCGGTGCGGTGCCAAAACATACGCACCACAACCTCGACGGTCAATTCGGTATCACCAGGCCGCAGGCCATGTTGTTCACACAACCTCATCGCGGTGCGCCGTACCACTCTTCTCTGAAGATCATTGTTCGGCAACCGGCCTAACCGTGCACGGACTATCTTCAACAGGGAATTGCAATACAGCATACGCATACCATTCTTGATTACGTAAGCATTCTCAACAACAGGAGCAGTGATTTTTACAAATCCCACTCCTTGTCGGGAAGAGCCAACGAAGGTTACTGGTTCATCAGTGACTCGGCCATCCTTGACACGAGCCCTGACACGGTTGACTGGGATCAGAGGGTCGGCAGACTCTTCCCTCTCCCCCTCACCACCAACCGGCTTGAGATCCATAACATTGACACCATTAAGGTCCAATGCTAAGAAATCAGTAGGATGCCAGTTGTGGTATGGACGCAACCCGTCCACTGCTGTTTTCGCTTGACGCATTCGTCTCTCTTGCATCTCATGGTCCTGTTTCAGCCAAATGCAAAAGGCGCTGGAGAAGGTAGCCACCCCTTCCCCAATTGTCGACATAATTTTCCGTCCATAATCAAACATCTTGTTTGTATCGCTTCTACGTGAGGTCAAAGGTACCACCACCTCACGGACCCCCCCACTAGAACTGGCTTCGGTAGGGGAGTCGGTTTCCCGGACTAGGGGTGTCCCGGAGGACGAAATGTCTACTACCATGTCAACAGATTATGGGCCTCACACCCAATCGTTCTCACCTATTAGCCACAGTAGAATTTAGTTTTGCAATTGCCGGATAACGTGGACCCTCGG